ATATTGCCTATAAAAAACTTTGTTAGCCCCCCTTAACTTAAACCCGCGCATAAGAAGACCCGACACGCGGGATGCGTGCCGGGTCAACTGCGGGAGGTCGCGGGCTAGACTGGCATGTCCGATGTGAAATAAAGGATACTCGCGCTGTTGTCATTGATAGTCGATTTGAGCATGTCGTTGTTAACTAAAATGCTTCCGTTACTGTACTCGGCTGTAGTCGATCGTGTCGGTCGGAAACCTTCCGGGAGAGTTTCAGTAAGCTGTTCGCTCGAGCCTATGACCTGAAGGAATACTAGATTGTAAGGCAGTTTGACTGCAAAATATTTGTTGGGCTTATACACAAAGGAAGCACCGTCTGCGGACGCGGCAGTTATTACTTTGGTAACTGAGGGCAGATTATAGCCGTCACATTCGACGTTGGAAAACGCGTACTGTCCCGAGCCTAGGATCAGGTTGCTATTGGTAACGTTGGTTGCGTTGAAATATGAGTCCTTCACGCTAAGTTTAGCATTTGCCTCAACTCCGATGCCCCAGGTACCCGACGTTGCGAAGCCCGTACAAGATTTCATTTGCACGTTTGATGGCGCTGCTGCCACGACGAAAGGCGCTTTTCCGTTGAGTGTGTCGTTGGACAAGACGGCTCTACACCTTAGCGTTATCTGGCCGTCGATTACTACTGTGTCGCTTACCACGAGAATATTATTTTCGAGCGTGTATAAAGTAGCGATGTTAGCTCGTTCGTTGCTTTCAAAATAGCACCCTGAAATCAATCCGATTTTCGAATATTGAGTTGACACTCCTTCGTACTTGTTGTTGCGAGCTGTGCATCCGATACACGCAAAATCGTTATCAGTCTCCTGGTTATGACCGAAATCGAAGCCGCTGTATTTGTTTCCGTTTGAGGTGCAGTTGATGGTACGGAGTCCGTTTCCATTCATCGAGATACCCGTGTACCCGTTGCTGTACGCTGCGAAATCGGTAACGATGACGTTATCGGATAGTCCACCGCTGATAGCGCTACCGAGATTATTGGAACCGGAGCCACCGTTCACGTTCACGTTTTTGCATTTGTAGTAGAAGAAGCCGGTTCGGTCGTTTGAATCGAACTTGCAGTCGTTCAGCACGATACCTGTCACCCCATTTGCAAAAAACGCGCCGTGCGTTCCGGTGTCCTGAATTTCCGCGTTTACGCAGTTGATCACAGTTAGTTTGTTTACGGTGATATTAGATACGTTCGTAGCGTTCACACCGTCGAACTGTTCGTTTACGTTTACGGCCGACAGCCCGTCCGCAACTCTGTTACCGTCGATTGTTCCGTTTTCGATATGTACGTTATCTCCCACGATGTTAACGACGTTGTGCACAGTCGCGGTACGTTTCAAGACGCATTCGTTAAGGTCGATATAGCAGTTTGCCGGTATGGTGATTGCGTCTGTCAGGTTATATGTTTTCTTGTTCGAGAATCGAATGATCTTATCGGTGTTGGAAAGGATTTCCAGATTGATTTCGCTCGCGCTCTCCCCCTTAATGTAATAGGCCTCACGGTTCACATTGGATTCAACGCCTAGAATCGAGGCTGCGTTTTCCGTGATGCGCTCGTTAAAGGTCTTTACCAGTTCGCTCAGATCCGCGAACTGACTGTTCGGATCGGCCCAAAGGAACCAATACCCCTCGTCGGTAAGCTCGGTGCCAGCGGGCACCTCCGGCTTGATAGCGACGTACGACGCGCCAGCAGCATCGTGTACCGCGTCGAAAAAGTGATACGTGGTGAGCGCGGACCAAAGCGATGGTTTGACGAAATGCGGGGTCACGCGCGGGCCAACGGACATAAGCCCTTGCGGGGGAATGTCGGGAATGACCATAGCGCGGTCCGTGACGGTGCCTTGCACTACCGAGTTATCGGTCTGCGCGCCGAAGGATGAAACGTTAGGCATAGGTGCTCCTTAATCTAATAGTTGATGCGGACGTGGTAGGTGTTGTCGCGCTCGTCGAAAATCCAGTCGAATACGAGATGTTCCCAGCCCTGCGGGACGACTAGCGCGTACCTCCAGCACCCGGTATCGGGCTCCTGATAGAAGGTCGGGAATACGAACTTTGATTGACGTGCGACGAGTTGCTGCAAATTAGCGTCAATCCATTTCGCGAGGCCGTCGATGTACCGGTCGTAATACCGGCCGTTCTCGATGGACTCGATAACCTTCTCGATCTTCTCGATTGTCTCTGCGTTCTTATTCGACAGCTCGATCGTGTCGTTGAGGGGGTCTTTAATCGCGTCGATGATGCAATAGAGATTCGCAATCAGCTGTTCGGGGCTCTTGACTTCCCAATACAGCTTGGGGAGTGTCGGGTTCGTCAGCATCCAGGGGTTGAAAAACGGAAGCGGTGTGAACATTCGCTTCACCTCCTTACCAAAGCGGGACGGTCGGTGTGAGTATCGAGGTAAAGAGCACACGCTCGAGCTCATCGAGAATCATAGCATCCACGTCGACGTACTCGTGCGCGAATTGCACGGCCTTTTCGACGGCGCCGCCCTCGTGCATCGTGTCGGCCTCGCGGTCGTTTCCGGTGCTCGCGTAGTCGGAGTTACCGGAAAGCATCGTCTCGGGGAAGTCCGAGAAGATGTCGCGCGATTTTTCGCGGTCTCGAGACTCCTGGAGGGGGTTCAATCCCTGCTCGACGCGAGCATAGAGCAGTTTGTACTTGGGCATGATCTCGTTGAGCTTACGCAGGTATGCGCGTTTCCACCTGCTCGGCACCGTGATTGAGACCTCGCGGTCATAGAAGCGGTTGAGGAACTTGGTGCAAAGCCGCGTGTACTGCTCGTCGCTGTAGGCGTCGAAACGCCACGAATCATCCTCGAGCGGCTTATAGAATCCCAGCTCGTACCACTCGCCGAGTGTGATCGTCATGTAGTCGTAGCGTTCGTCTGCGTTCACTTCGGGAAAATCGAACATATGTTTACCCCCTCTCGAGCATAGTGTCGTAACGGTGCGATATGTCGTAGTTGCTGGAAAGGTTGTCGCGGGCCCATACGACGGTGATCGGCGCGCCCAGGCGGTTTCCGAAACGTGCGTTGAGCTTGTCGCATGCGTCGCGGCGCGTGTTGAGCGGGGACATGCGCGCGAGCTCGGTCGGCTGCATGGTCGAGTTGACCTCGTCCTCGATCATGCGCTCCTCCTTGAACGGCATGGAGTCGATACCGAGCTCGCGATAGATCGCGTCCCATGTGTTGGCCCATTCCTCTTGGAGCTTGTCCCCGATGTACTCGCGCGCGCGCTGAGGCATGGTCGCGGTCGTCTGGATGTCTTGGAAGCTGTCATATCCGAGCACGAAAGGCTCGCCGTTCGCGACTGCCTTGTAGAAGTTCTGTACGTCGTAGGTTCTATCTTGAGGCCCGGTAATGGCTAAAGGCATGCGCATATGGAATCTATTGATCTGCTTCGTGCGAATGATGTCGGTCAGCTCGCGCGCCCAGATGTTTATCTTCACGAGCAGGGGGTAGCGCGTGCGGTTCTCCCAGATCCAAACGCCTTTGTCCCAATTGCACATGAAGTTCGTCTTTCCGGTGATGCCCATCGCGCGCCATGCGCGCGGCTCGTTGTACATGTTCGGGGCGCCCTGTTGGACAGCCCGTAGCGATAGAAGCGTATCGCTCGAGTTGGGAAACGCGAGCGTGGCCGCGCCTTCGGTGAGCAGCGTCCACTCCAGAAAGCATTCGTTGCAGGTCTCTGGCAGGTTGATCCAACGGAACCGAGACAGCGCGAGCTCGATCAGGTCGTTTTGGAACATGTTGAAAAGCTGTTGATTATAGGCCTCGGTCTGCCAGTACGTCGGCTGCGCGCCGGGCCTGTACTTGCGGCGCTGCTTGTAACCCCTGCGTCCCTTGCTCATTCGCACACCTCCTTGTAGACCGTCGGCGCGCCGAGTGCCGCCTGGAAAGCGGCGTGAACCTTCGCGCTGGATTCGGCCTGCGCGCTCATGAGCTCTTTCATGATCGCCTGGTGCGCCTCCATGTCCTTGCTGATGGTCGCGTGGGTCTTGGCGCGCTCGACCTTGCAGTCGATGATCGCGTCGATCTCCTCGTCGGTCATGCCCTGATAGGTCTCGGCCTTGAGAAGTGCGTTAAGGTCGATGTCTGCCATGGTGCCTCCTTTACAGGTTGTCGTAGATACTCACGCGACCGATTTCCTCCGGTTTGCTCCAGACGGTCACGCCCCTGATAAGTATATCCTTGATCGCGCCCTGAGCGGACTCGAGCGCGTTGCCGTTGCCGCTGCACCATACCTCGGCGCACTTCCAATACGTGAAATGGCGCATCACCTGCATCTGCTCCATACTGAACTCGCGCATGAGCGAGTAACCGTAGCGGGCGAAAGCCGAGGCCGCGTTCATGATGTCGCACTCGCGCTGCGTGACGATCTGGGCGAACAGGGCGCGCGGCGCGGTGGCGCTCGACTGCCCGTTCGCGTTTGCCCCGAATTGCGCGGGGGCCGCGACGCCCGCCTGGTTGAGGCCCGCTGAGATCGCGTCAATCGCGGTCGCGTATGCGCGGTTCGCGTTTGCGTCCCCGGTTGCCTTGGTGTTGCCCGCGTTGGTTCGCATGACGGCCGCGTTGTTGTTCGCTACCTTGGTGCTCGCCTCGTTGCGGAGCGTGGTCGCAGATGTGCTCGCGTTGTTCTGGACACCCCAGACTGCGGCGGTGTAGTTCGCTGCGTTCAACGTCTTCTGGAGCGCGTTGGTCTGCGCGACGGACACGGCTGCGGAGTTGCTGGATTGTGAGATCGCCGCGGCCGCGTTCGCTGAGGGGATCGCGACGGCAAGATCGGCCACACCTCCGATTGCGGCGTTCCCGGCGGCTGCGGCCCCGCCGGTCAGGCCTCCCGTGATGACGGCACCGGCAGTGCTCGCGATCGCGGCCGCGTTGTTGTTTGCCGTGGTGATCGCGACGACATCGTTCTGCAAACCCTTCATCGAAGTAGATGCCGCATTATCGGCATTGCAGTCGGCGCTGAGTTTTCTGTTCGACGCGCTCGCTCCGGTCAACGCCCAGTCGTTCGCGTTCTTCGTGACTGCGGTGTTCGCCGCAGTGTTGACCGCGTTGTTGTCGGTGACGTTCTTCGCGGAGTTGTTCGCATTCATGTTCGCGGTCGCGTTGGAAGCGAGCGACGACGCGAGCGCGTTGTCGGCCGCGAGCTTAGCGTGCGCGCGGCCGTATACGGTCGTGTAGGCCGCGCGGCTCGCGGCGCTCTGGGAAACCTGCATCACGGGAAGGTTCCAGCTCTTTAGGTATTCTCCCCACGCTCCGCCGTAGCTGTACGTACGGCCCTCGATTGTCTGAAACGCGAGCGAATCCGTAGCTCCGGCGATACCGAGCAGGCGCGCGTCGATTGAAATATACGGCATGACGAGGTTCACGGCGCTCGCGAGCTGGATGCCGTTCGCGCCGAGGTCTTCGATTCTCACCGTCGAGGTCTGCCCGCGCTCGTCACCTATTCGGATCGCGGCGTAAGGATATGTATAGAGCTTGGCGAAACCCGCGGCCTGCGCGGGGTAGCCGAAATCGGCCACGCCGGGCCGCATGAACGTCTCGATTTTCTGGACGGCGCCGAGCACGGTAATTGAAATGTCCCAAAGCGTGAACGGAGCGGACTGCGTGAGCAGGTCGGACGGAGCGAAGAACACGCCGAGCACGGTCGATTTCATCCAGGGCGCGTTGGACTCGATCTTGCGCAGGAACGGCTGGAGGTCGCCCACGGCTACGGAGTACACGCGCGGCGCGAGTACGCCGGATACGTCCGGCTCTGAAATCGCGGGCACTTTCGGGGCGGCGGCGGTACCGAAATCGCCCTGGAGATCCGCATAGGTTGCAATGCACGCGCGCTGCGTCTCGGCGCTGTAGTTCTTGTACGCGCGCGCGGTCTCGACATACGGCTCGCCCCCGGTGTTCACGTCATCCGATAGCAGGTAGACGCTGTTATCGCGGGGGTTCGCGAGGTAGTCGGCCACGCTCGACGCTGCCACCGGCGCGTGGCCGCGCTCGAGTAGCACGTAGTCGAATCGCATCTCGTTGATGTACGTCGTCCACACGTCGAGCGTGAGGATCAGGCGCGTCGAGTTGGGGGAGAGCTGCTGCGCGTCCTGGATGAAATAGTAGTATCGGCGCTTGCGGTCGCCTGCGGCGTACGCGAGCGGCTGCGCATCGCTCGTCATGCGCGGCAGGTCGACGACGAGGTAGTTGTATCCCTGGGCAGATGTCACCGGAACCGGCACCTTGGACGCGCCGTCGGGCTTGACGTTGAACATTGTATCGAGGTTGACTACCTCCCCCTCGAGCGTATCGAACCAGGCGTCGCGCGCGGCGTCGTCGTCGAACTTCACCACGTTGTCATAGTCGCCGCACCACGGCACGTTGCACATCTTGAGCCGGGCGGTCGGCTTGAATCGGGAATAGTCGAGCGTGTTGTCGTATTTGTACACGTTCACGTTGTCTAGGCTCGGGAAGTCGCTCATTTTACCTCCTAAAGAAATGCGCCCCCGCTCACGCATGAGCAGGGGCGCGCCTTGCACTATAGATTATAGGCTAGGCAATCGTGATGTCCACGGTCTTCGTATGGAGCGCGGTCGAGCCGGAGGGGTTGACGTACGAGGTCGTGCCGGTCACGTGGAGGACGTTGCCGGCCTCCAGGTCGGACTTCTGGACGTGGAGCACGCCCAGGCGGTCAACGCGCGTCGCGGTGTTGAGCGCGATCGGCTCGCCGTCGGCCGCAGCGGTCTCGGCGCTCACGCTCCAGGTGACGGCGTTCGGCTCGACGTCGATACCGAGGTCGTTGTCCGTGATGGTGCCGACGAGCTTAACAGTCATCTGCGTAGTCTCGCCCGGCTTGAGCTGCGTGGAGGCCGCGGTGATGTTGACATCGGTCACGGTCTGGGTGAGCGCGGGGATGTCGGTCGCGGTGTCCGTGGTGAACAGGATAGCGGGCACGAACGGGGAGCAGGAGACCACTTCCCAGTGGTGCAGGTAGTAATTAGTGGAGAGTGTCGAGGGATTGTAGAAGCTCTCGTTTGTGTATACGAAATCCTCGCACACGAAGAAGGCGTCGGTGGTGAGTAGCGCGAATGCGTCGGGTACGGGGATGTCGGGCACGATGACGGTACGGTACTTGATCTCGGCCTTGTCGAGATTGAAGATTCCCGCGAGCGTGTCGACGTCGACAGATGCCATGGCGTCGGCGGTGATGAACAGCACGAGCTCCTCGGGGGCGGCGAACACGGGGATGCCGTACTCCGCCGACACGGGGGAGTAGAGCGCAGTCGGGAACTTGAGCTTGCTCGCATAGGCGCGCACTGCCTTGAGGAACTCCTTACCGGTCGCCTCGTCGGTCGGCTCGCCGCTCACGTGGTGTTTGAAGAAACCCCAGTTCTGCTCGTAATAGGACATTTGCGCCATCATGCACAGATACTCGTCGTAGTTGTCGGAGTTGCGCGGTACGGTGAGCACGGCGTCGATGAGGCGGTTGAGTCCGTACTCGTCGAGAAATGCCTGGCGCAGATCGGGATATTCGAGCGTGATGTCGTAACGGTCCTCGCGGTTGACGGTGTGATACCACACAGCGGCCTCGGGGCGGTTGATCTTCTCAAGCGTCGAATCCTCGATATTGTACGTATGCGCCTTGATCCACTTGAGCGCGGATTCCTGGATAGACGAACCGTAGCGCATCGCCGCGCCCTTGAAGACGCGTAGGGGGTTCTCCCATTCCTTGTTGTGGACGATCTGGTCGCCGATGCGGTTGATGTACGCGTCGATGAACTCGTTCAGATAGCGGCCGTTGTTGGGCTTGAATAGGAACTTGCTCGTCGCGTCGATGCCCGCGATGGTCGGGTCGGGCACGCGCTGCTGGAAATCGTTGGTCGCGGACAGGTACACGCGGCCCGCGATCGTGGTGTTGTTAGTTGCCATCTATTAACCTCCTTACAGGTCGAGATCCATGTCGTCGTAGTCGGGAATGATGTCGGCCTCGCCGTCGTCGGTCACGACATCGGCGTCTCCGTCGCCGTCGACATCCACCACGTCGGCGCCGTTGTCGATGTCGATCGCGGCAGCGGTCGTGCGCATCGCCTCGAGCGTCGAGGTGATGTTGCCGAGCATGTCCTCGATGCGCTCCAGGCGGTCGCGCAGGTCGTCGAACTCGCCGATGCGGTGCGCCTCCTCGCCGGACGTGTCGGTATCGTCCTCGATCTCCTGCTCTTCCGGGGTCAGGTCGTCGGCCTCGGTCTCGGGCTTCTCGTCCTCGTCCATGTCAGCTCCTTTCTATAGCTACAAATAAGGGCGCGACGCGAACAGGCTTTCGCCCGCGCATCGCGCCCATTATATAACGCCTTTGCGAAACTTTGGCGCGTGCGGCTGAAACACGCCGCCGAGCGTGCGGGGTTCGGGTATCGACCGAACGATATAGCTGTCCCGAATCGTCCCTACTCGCCGCTTGCCGCGCGAGTCGTCGCGGGCGTCGCGGTCATTTTACGCCATAGAGCGACATCGCGTCCAGGAAGCCCTCGCGCACCTTCACCGAGTCGAAGAGCACGCTCCCCTCGTAGTACATCTGGACGATGACGCGCAGGGTCTTGACGGCGCGCTGCGCGGCGATGCGGTTCGGCGTGTTGTCGCGCCTCGTGAGCGCGAAGACCGGTTCGGCATTCTTGGGAATCTTCCCGGTGACGTAGTAGTATCCCTCGCTCACGTCAATCCAGATTCCGTACTCGTCGCCCATATGAACACACCCCATGACGTACTTGGCGCGCGCTGGTTTCTTCGATATGTAGCGGTTGTCCTCGGCGAAGTCGTTAGCGTAGGTGGCTTTCGTGTATCCGGTTGCCTGTCCCATGCGGCCCGCGAGCGTGTTGTCCATGCGGTAACGGTCGTGCTCGTCCGGCTCGACGTAATGGAGCAGTACCATTTTGTTCAGGTACCATGTATAGCCGAACCTCGGCACGCCCTTTACGCCGATCGCCGCGAAATAGGGGTTCAGCAGGTCGACGGCGTTGCCCAGCAGAAAGACGTGCGGCTTGATTCGGCGCCCGTCGTAAGGGTCCTCGCGCACGCACGAGTCGGTGATTCGCGCCAGCATGTTCCACTCGTTGCGCTTGTAGGTGTGAGTCGCGTCGATGTTCTCGATAATGGCCTCGTCGAAGATGATGTTCTTTACGTTGGTGAAAGTCCTCTTCTTCGTACCCTGCATCTCGGCGTAGCCGACGACGTATCCGCATACCTTCCAAGGCGTGCCCTTCTCGGCGCCGGCGGGTCGATACTTGAACTCGTTGTTCTCACACTTGAAGTCGTACTTACCGAACTCCTCGTCGGTCGCGGCCAGTTTGTCGAAGTATCCCTTCTTCACGGCGTCGCGCTCGTCGAGCGTGCGGCAGACCTCGACGAAACGCTCGTCGCGCCTGATCGCGGCGTTGAGCGCGTAGGCGCGAAGACCGTACGTCTTGCCCTTGTTCGGCGCGCCGACGACCATGGTTATATCCGCGTTGTAGCTTAGGGTCTTCTCCCAGTTGTAGTGAATGCCGTCGTTCAGGTTTACCATTCCATCTCGTTCCCTTCACCGTCCAGATAAGTGTAGCTCGCGCGCTCGCCGTCGTAGTCGATGACGCGCTCGGTCGTGTCCACGGCGCGCCCGTACCGCTCGCGCATGTACGCGACCGTGCGGGCGTTGCCGCCCTTCTCCGAATCGCCGAGCACGCGGTCGGAGGGGTAGAGCGCCATCGACTCGTGCGAGCTCACGTGCGCGGTCTCGCCAAGGTAGTCGGTCACGTCCATGTCCAGCACGTCGGCGGATGCGGGCCGGTAGTGCTCGAGCGCATGGCACACGGTCTGAGACACGCGCACGCCCCACCCCAGCACGCGCGGGGCGACCTCGGCGAAACCGTGGTCGGCGCTCATGTCGTCGATCCAGTTCTCGATATGGTACATACCCGTCGGGCGCGACAGGCCCGCGCACGTGATGTGCGCATGTTCGCCGTCCCAGCTCACGCGCGCCTTGTTCCATGCGTCCATGTGGAGCGGATACGCCTCGCCCTCGACCTCGAACGTCCCGACGCCCGCGAGCGTCGAGGCGTAGCCGGGGAAGTTGGCGCGGATGCGGCCCATGCACGAGTCGATCGAGGCCGTTACGGCCTCATGGAACGGCGCGAGCGCGTCCATGAGGTCGTCCGCAGTGACGTCCGCATCGCACGAGATCTTGAGCGAGTCGGTGTCGCCGCCCAGCACGCGCACGCGCTCGCCGAGCGCGCGGTATATGAGCTCGATTGCCGCGACGATAGCCATACGGGACCCGCCCACGATACGCAGTCCGTAGGGATAGAGCACGAGCTTGTTTTTCGCGTCCTCGTAATGCGCCTCATAGGTCTCGCGCGACACGACGGTCGAGCGGTCGACCGAGATTTCGCCGTCCTCGACCTTATAGCCGGGCTTGAAGACGTCTTGCGCCTCCATGCCGTAGATCGAGTTAAACATTCCCTTGACGGTCGAGTTGTAGTACGCCTCGAGGTCGGCGCGCTCCATCTCGCCCGAGCGGATGCGCGCGGCGATGCCCTCGGGAATCGTCTCGGGGATGTCCGGCGCGTACGGCGTGCCGGTCTCATAGGTTTTCAAGATCTGCTTGCACGCGTTCTTTCTAGCGTAGAACAGATTGGAGAGCAGCGTCACGTAATCGGGCGGCTTGACGAACGACATGGTACCCTCCCCCAAAATTACCTCCATCGAATCCCAGGCATACACCCGGCTCATGCACCACAGCTCCAGCTCGGACACGTTGACGATCGCGGAGTCTGCCGATACCAGCTTTCCGAATGCGAAGCGCCCGTTGTATGCGGTGTCGACGTATCCGGCGCTGCGCACTGCGGTCACGCCGTCGCGGTCGGCCTGCCCTCCCCAGTCGCCCAGCTGGCCCTTGGCTTTGAATTTCGCCTCGGACAGCAACGCGATGTCCCACCACTCGAAAGCGCTCCCCTCGCGCAAACGCATGTTCGTAAATCGTATCTGGGCGTGGAAGGCGCACCCGAACGGCTCCTCCCAGTGGCGCATCGCCGCGTCGAGGTCGGTCGAGCACACGTTCTCGGCCATGGACTGTAGGACGGGGGGCAGCAGGCCGCGAAAGCGCACCGGGCACATATGCCCGTTGATGTATGCGTGGTGCGCGGACGTCTCGTCGATCGAGTAGACATTAGATTGCACGATGCCGGAATAGCGCGCACTCGTGAGCGTGAAACCGCCTCGGAAACAGGCCTTGCGTAGCGCGTACTGCGCATATGTCGGCGCGAGCTCCTCGGCGCACATGCGCTCGAAAGCGGCCTGCACCGAGATCGGCCCGCCCTTGGCCCTGGGGATGCGAAGGCGCCCCGTCTCCATCTTACCCGCCTGGCGTACAAGCGACGTCTTCGTCAGCACGCGCACGCCGAGCCATTCGGGGCGCAACCACTCGTTGGACTCGAGCAGGTAGCGAAGATATGCGGGGATGACCTCGGTGTCGCGTCCGGCGTAAAAGTATTCATCATCGGTGAGCGGTGTCTCGGGCGTGCGGATCTTGGAATAGTCCCAATCGCCCTCGGCCTTGGGGAGTCCAGCGGCCTCGCCCATCTTCGCGAGGCCGCGCATCTCCAGATAGAAGGTGTCCCAGAAACGGAGCTTGACCGCGCCGTCGCGCACGATGTCCACGGTATAGGCGCTCGTCGCGCTCTGGGCGGATACCTCCATATCCCAGCGCTCGTTGAGGTCGTGCATGAGGGGTTGGAGGTCGAACATGAGGTTGTACGCGCAGATGATCGGGATGAAATGCTCGCGCTCGCCCCAGGCGATATACCCGTCGATACAATCTTGCATCTCGCCCTCGTGGCGATAGAAGCCGATATGGCCCGCACCGGGCTCATATGTCCGCAGGTCGCACCCGCGCAAATCGTTGACGATGAACAGCACGGGATAGGCGCGCCACGTGTTCCCGGCGCGGTCGGTGCATATGTTGCACGTCTCGGTATCGTAGCTCGCCGCTACCCGAAACTCCGGCCTTTTAGACTTGAATCCCATCCCCGCACCTTTTTTTCCTACCCGAACATTACGATCTTTGAGGCCCATACCGCTGAGCCGGCCAGCTCCGCGTCGAAATCCACCTCGCCGTAGAAGGCCTCGTTCTCTGAGGTCAACCCCTCGACGAGCGACGTCTGCGCGCCCGCCGATACCAGGCTGTCGAGCGCCTTCCGGTTTGCCCCGATAACGCGTTCGTAGGCCTCGGATAGCGACGTCACGCCCAGCCCCTCCATGATCAGCCTGTTGCGCTCCTTGGGATCCCTCCCGCGCCAGAAACGGCGCGTCGCGGCGTAGAAGACCGACACGGCTTCCTTGCCGCGATCGCCGAGCGTGCTCGGCGCGCCCGATCGCGCAAGGTTGATCTGGCGCTGGAATATGAGGTTCGACCTCGCGGCGCGCGACCTCGCCTTGCGCGGCGCGGTCGTCATGCGGTCGAGGCGTTCTGCGGCCCTCTTGGCTCGCGTCTGCGCCTCGGCCGCCTGATGCACCTGTCTCGTCCCCTGGTACGATTGCGTAATCTGCTCGCGCACGCTCGCGATATAGTCGGCACGCGCACGCTTCTGCAACGTGCTCATGCCGCTCACGTCCTCGCGCTCCAGGCGCGCCAGCAGTCGCTTGGCGCGGCGTCGCGCGTTGTATACCTCGTCCGATGTCCTTTTCGCACGTGCCATAGGGCTCGACCTCCAAAATAAAAGCGGTGCGGCCTTGACCGCACCGCCTGATATTAAAGCAACGGGAGCTGAGGGTTAAGTCTTGACTAGACGAGCACGAGCGTCTTTCGGGTGTTGCCGTTGGGGAGCTTGCTGGAGACGAGTTTCATCGGGACGATCTCGCCCTCCTCGAACAGGCCCGCGGCCATGAAATTATCGGCTGCGTTGCGGACGCCCTCGGACTGGGAGAAATAGGCGGTACCGTCCTCGCAGACGAGCGTGGTGTTGGTGCAGGGCACATCGACGCCGTTCTTGTCGCGGGAGCGGCGGATGCCGGGCTTGGTGAACACGCCGATGACGTTGAGGGTCTTACCCTCATATTCGGCCAGGGACTCGGCGTTGTTCATCGCGTTAACGACGAGCTTCTTGGTCTCGGTGTCGGTCGCCTGGATGCTGGAGTAGCTTGCGGGGGTGTAGAGGTCGGTGCAGTTGTCCATAGGTGCGAGCTGGGTGGTTTCGTTAGTCATAATGAGGTTCCTTTCCGATTTCGTAGTTCATAGCGACTTTGAGGAAAAGTCTTATCGGGATTGAGTAGTAGTCCGATTCGGTCTCGACTCTTGTGATCGAGATGAACGAATCACCTAGACGTTGGCGGAGCGTGTTCGTCGCCTTCATCGGGTCCGAATAATCACCGTAGAGATCATATTCGAAATCAATCAACTTGCCCTGGACGACCGTCTTGCCGATGCAATGGCAAATCTGGATTCGGCGTCCGATTCGACCGCGCTCCTTCTTTGCGTTTGTCATGAAAAGCACCCCCTTCCCGTTGCTGTCATCAGCATTATAGAAAAGGAGCGCTTTACGTGTCAAGGGTTATTGCAATAATTTTCGCTTATCTGCGCGTGCCGTCGGATACGTAGCATTGCAGACGATCGAGTGCATAGCCGTACATGCCTGCGTAGTCGTCCCCACCATAGGTGGAGCCGTCATCACACACCTCGTCCCAGTATCCGGCGTGCGCGACGTCCTGGGAGCGATAGTATACCTGCTTGTAGTCACCGTCGGGCGTGATGTAGTACATCTGCGCGCCGTCGACGGTCTGTCCCCAGATGCCCGCCATGCCGTTAACGGAATCGCCGTAGTCGGCAGACTGCACCCATTCGAGCCACCCGCTTTCCTCAGTATGGACGCGGTAGCGCAGCGTGCCGCTATCAACCCATGCAATGAGCATGTCGTGAGTGCCGTATGGCACGCCTGCAAAGCCCTCGGAGTCGCTATCGTTGAAGTTAGTGACGGCCTCATTCCATGTGCCATATCGGTTATGGAGCGCGTAATGGATGTTCACGCTCTTACCGGTGGACTTGGGGAAGGTCGCGCGAGTCGCGGATGCGGAGGGCTGATACGTTCCCCCGTTTCCATCGGTGGGCGCGATAGGCGCCACATAACCGGAACCGAGATATGCGGAAACGGCCTGCTTGAACTCGAACCACGTCTTGCCGTATGCGCGGAAATAACCGATCGGGTCGGTATGGTCGGAGCCGCCCCAGCGCCGAGCGGCCTCGTAGTGAGACAGCAGGCGCGACGTGTCCCAACCGTGGGCGCGCAGCTCGTCACCAGCCCACTTGACGGCCTCGCCCCACTGTTTCGCGAAGTCGGCCGCGTTCGTGGCGTGCGCGAGCTCGATGCCGATCGTGTACCCGTTACCGTTGCCGACATGCCAACAAAGGCGGTTCTCCGCAACTGTGTTGTACACGGTCGAACCGTCGAGCTCCATAACGTGATGGACGGCGTACGTGTCGTCACCGCGCCAATACAGCACATGGTTCCACGCGGACGCGCCGGGGTTCGCCGTCTCATGGACGACGAGGTACTGTGCGTTGAGGTAGCCGTGACCGTTGCTCACATAGGAATTTCGGCTCTGATACGCTTCCGCGCCGGTAGGTACCGAAAAGGCGACGACGAGCGCGAAGAAAAATGCGGCAAGCGCCGCGCCTTTCTTCCGCTCGATGCGGTTTGCTTTCATGCTGCTAGACCTCCTTGTCGTTGAAATTGTCGAGCTTCTCAGCGAGCTTAGCCATGATCAGGCTGTTCTCCTCGACGGTCTTGCGAAGCTCCTCGATAGTCTTCGTGTTGCTGTAGTACATCATCACGAAAGCCGCGATAGGGAATGCCACGTTGCTCACCAGATCCATAACCGTATTGACGTCCATTTTTTCATTGCCTCCTTTCCGACAGAAAAAAGGGACTCGGCCCTTTGCCGAGTCCCGCAAGCCTAACGGTATTTTAGCTAAAATCTGCCGGGGCGCCTCATGCGGAAACGAGTTAGCCTGATACTTCGCCCCTTCGTATGCGCTCGCGCCGGATGCGACGGAAGACCTGATTGCATTGACGCATCTCGCGCGTATAGCGATCCGCGCGTCACTGTCCGCCGCGCAAAAGAGTGTACGCGTGAATGAGATTCTCTTTATAAGTATCCTCGTCGTTGCGAGCAAATGCTAGAAGCGCGCTCTCATACAGATCCTCAATCGGAGTTTCATGCCATTTCATTATTTCCGCCCATTCCCTTCACCTTGGATGACGGTCGTGGTAACGATCGGGTCCTTGGGAGTGTTCGTTTTGCTCACTACAACCAGGGGCGCGTATTCGCGACGAACCCCGCTATAGAACTTCACCGTCGAGCCGAGCGCACGATGCGGGCGCAGCGCGAGCATGAGCCTTGCGGGATCGTAGTCGGAAATCAAGTTAGCGAACTCGCGATTGTCCGGACGATATTCGAGAAGGCCGTCCAGGACGTCGGTGCGATCGAGATACGCTAGCTCGTTAGCGTGTAGAGCGCGAAAGATCATACCGGATTGAAAAAGACCCTCGACACGGTGCAGAACATAACTGTTCGTCGCGTAGACGACTCGATTGTGCACGCACACGCTGTCGTATGGTGCATGCGTGCCGGGCTTGCACGTGGTCGCGCACAATGCCCTCCACAGGCTCTCGATTTCGGACTTGTTCATGACGATCCTTTCCCTCGTCTGTTGGAACTTGGTTATTATTTTAACAGCTGTTGTTATAATTGCAAGTTGTTTTTTGTAACAGTTAGTGTTATTATATAACTTGTAAGGCAGGGAGACGGAAATGGAGTTTGTTATGTCTCACATGTTGTATGGAGTTTCTAGCAGAGAGACCGTCTTTAATGGTGAACATGAATTCGAGGACATGCGCAAAGACGCGTTCTACTGGTGCGAGAGTGACGACCGCGAAGAGTCGCTAAAGAGCGCACGCAAATACTCGGATGCCGACACGATTCATGTATGGAGATCCGGAATCATGCGCAACGTGTACCAGTGGAGCGCGCTCGAGATTGAAGATGACGAGGTTATCAGCTGTGAGGTTAAGATCTTCGACCCGCTCGACAGATTCAAGAAGATTAAAATATTTGCGGAAAGCGCGCATACTTGCAAATGCGATTTAATCTCATATCTCGTCGGAACGCGCGAGCAGATCGGGGAGTTTATGCGCGGAAATCACGTTTGTTACCTTTACAGGTACGAGGGCACTGTGTTCGGAGATTTCACAGCATACGAGGAAAACGGAAACCTTTGGCTCCCTGAAAACTTTTGCGACTATGGCATCATGAATCCGGAAGAACTTATGCTAGCAGTGTGTGAGGGTGTCGACTTCTGGAACGATTTGGAAGTTGAAGACCCTGAAATGAAACTTATGTACAGAGTCTTCAATGGCAATTAAGGAGTATTTCATATGACCGATTTCAAGCAATTCAACGTCTGTTATTACGACTTCACTTACAACGACAGGCGCGTGAAGACTTGCACCAGGATTGAAGACGCGATCGCATTCGCGCGCATGCTCGTACGCGATCGCGAGAAACTGCACGTTAGATTTTTGAGCTTGGAGAGTGTATACTGATTCTCGTGTACTCCCTGACCACAGTGCACTCCCATATAGTCACGGTCTGCTTGCCTATGCGATACTAGACGACTCGGACAGATCGCGACCTCCCGCAGTTGACCCGGCACGCATCCCGCGTGTCGGGTCTTCTTATGCGCGGGTTTAAGTTAAGGGGGGCTAACAAAGTTTTTTATAGGC